ATAAGAATGTTTATTGGAAACAGTCCATATTTGAAGTTATTATGAAGTTGGGTGAGCACGTCACAATATTAATATGTATTATTATGTTTTGTTATTATATTATAGATTTTATTTTAAATAAAAAATCAAGTGTGTTTATTAGGTCAATTTCTATTCCCAATTTAGATATTGGTTTAATAGCTATTATAGGATTTATAGTCGCTATAATGATACTTTTTATGATTTATAGCGTATTTATAAATCAAGAAATAGAAAAATTATTTATTGATAAGTTTGAAAATGGAAGTAATAAAAAAGTAAAATTTAAATATAAATTAATAAATATATGGTAAATATTTAAATAAATTACTTTAATTAACGCAAGTGGTGTATAATAGTGGCATGGTAATTACGATGTTTATTTAGGGGGGAAATTTATGATTATATCAAATTTGAGTAAATATTCTGATTTGCTAAAGGGATATACTGAGCTGCGATGTCAAGA